GAGGTGGCGATGTCGGACGCCCAGGATGCCTACGCCGCCGACCTCTGGGTGGGAGGGCCCACCAAGAGCGCTTCGGCCTACCAGGTGCTGCTGGCAATGGCCTTCGCCCGCGTGCTGCTGGTCGTTACCACCAAGCTGCGCACCTACCAGAACATGCTCATCGTCAACAACCCGGCTGAGGACACCATCGAGACGTTCGCTGGGCTCAAGGCGCGGGTCACGTTCGAGGAAGTGTTCCTAGCGGACACGCAGGCGGTCGTCGCCAGCGCCAGGCCTCAGGACACCAGCCAGACGCAGGCGGGAACGCTCAGCCCCACGCCGCCGACCCAAGCACAGTTGAACGCCAACGTTGTGAGCAACGCGATGGCGAAGCAACTCGGCATCCCGACGAACGTGCCGGGCGCCGGCCAATGGTCGAGCGTGAACGTCAACAACCTTCCGAACCTCTTTGGAGGACATTGATGCCCCAAGTGGTTCCTCTGAACCCCGTTCCAGATCAGACGTTCACTTGCCAACTCCAAGTGAACGGACAGCCGCTCACTTTGCAGTTTCAGGTTAAGTGGTCATCGATGGCGGGTTACTGGGTGATGACGGTCGCGGACGTGAACGGCGACGTGCTGGCAGATTCCGTGCCGCTCGTCACCGGTTGGTATCCGGCGGCGAACCTCTTAGGGCAGCAGGAATACTTGCAGATCGGCGAGGCCTTTATCCTGAACGACGGCAACTCGCAGGCTGACTACCCGCTGGTGAACGATCTTGGCCTGAATTTCAGCTTGCTGTGGGACGACAACGCGAGTTACCGAGAGGCGCAGGCAAGTTGATATGGGCACGGCACAGAACATCCCGAACTGGCTCCGCTCATACGAGCTTACGGTGTACTCCGATCAGGACCAGCAGACGATATCGAGCGACCAGTGGGAGCCGCGCGCGCTGCGCATCACGTTCGACATTCTTCAGACCGTTTTGCCTTCACCATACTGGTACGCTGACATCGACGTTTACAACCTCAACGAGCCGTCCATGCAGAACCTCGTCGCCAGCGCAACGCACGTCACCCTGAGCGCCGGGTACCAATATCAGGGGAACCGCAACAACTTCGGCGTCATCTGGGATGGCCCGGTGATGCAGATGATGTTCGACCGGAAGAACGTGGTGGACCAGAAGGTGACTTTTCATTGCATCGCCACGATCCCACTACTTCAGGATAACCTTGTCAATGTTCGTAGCGGTATCATGAGCACGCAGTACGACGTTCTCCAGAAGATGATCCAGCAGGTGAACAAGGGCAACACGGGACCGCAATTCACCGTCAACCTAAGCCCTAAAGCGCAATCGATCTTGCAATCCAAGCAGTATCCTCGCGGACGTTCATTCTTCGGCACCCTGCCGGACTTCCTCTCGCAACTGGCCGATGACAACTTTCTCGTTCACTATCTCGATGGCAAGAACGCCAACCTGACCGAACTTGCATCACCCGGTGCTTCCGTGCCCGCAACCGCGCTCACCTACTCGCCGCCCAACCCTCCCGGCTATGTAGCGACGGGTCAGGCGAATGGCGTGAGTCGCACCATCATCGGCGTGCCGCGCCAGACGCAATACGGCGTCATCATGACCGTGCTGCTCGATCCGCGCCTCAAGGTCAAGAATCCTCCGATGCTCGTGCATCTCGATAACACGGTCATCACGCAGATGAAAGTTACCTTGCCACAAATCATCAAACCACTCGACACATCGCAGAACTTCTTTGCCAATCAGATCAGGCATCATGGTGATACGCGCGGTAACGATTGGTTTACGGAGGTCAGCGGCTTTAATCCCCTGTACGCGCAGGGGTATTTGGCGACGCTGGGATTGGCAACAAAATGAGCATGCCACATCTTACCCTCACTCCCGAGCAGTTGACCTACGCCGAAAGTTCGCAATGGAAGACGCTGATCAAGCAATTCGCAGCGAAACTCCGCTGTGCTGCCCCCGGTATTGTCGAATCTTTCAACGCGGACAATCAAACCGTGTCGGTGCAAATAGCTCTTTCCGAACTTGCCTGGCAGGGTGGAGTGAAGCCGGCGCAGTGGACGGCACTCCAACCCGTCGACAACGTACCCATCATGTTCTTCGGCGGTGGAGGCTTCACCATCACTGTGCCATTAAAGCAAGGTGACGAAGGGATGCTAATTTTCTGCGATACCTGCATTGATGGTTGGTGGGCGAATGGAGGCATTCAACCTCCTGATCGTTCACGGCTCGTGCAACCACAGATCGAACGGCGGCGCCATGACTTGCACGATTGCGGTTTCTACCCCGGTATGAAATCGCAGCCGAACATGCTGAACGATCTATCGACTACATCGCTCCAGATCCGGTCGAATGACGGCACGGTGGTAATCGAAGTGGCAGCCAACCAGATCACTATGAAAGCTCCCAAGGTGGTGATGAACACGACCGGGGACACCGATGCGACGGCTTCCGGAAACGCAAACGTGGCGGGAGCGAAGGTCGTGATCTCATCCTCGTCGGATGATGTCGATTTAAACTCCGATCGCGACGCCAACCTGACCGCCACCCGCAACGTGAACCTGAACGCGGCCAAGTACAGTATCACCGGGCTCGCCAGTTATGCGAACAACGCGGCGGCCCTCGTGGCCGGACTGACCGCTGGGCAACTCTACCGCAATGGCGACTGCGTGGGGGTGGTCCATTGAGCCAGATTCAGTATCTCAGGCTCGACGCGACGAACGACCCGATCCTTCAGCCGCAGGCGTCGCTCACCGACCTCTATGCCGTGGCCCAGGCGATCCAGACTCGCCTACTGCTCTTCCAGGGCGAGTGGTGGGAGAACCTGAGCGCGGGCACGCCGATGTTCCAGTCGATCCTTGGCGCTCCCGGCACCCCGCGCAGCCAGCAGGTGATGGCTGGCCTCCTGAACCTCGTTGTGCAGGGAACGCCGTTCGTCTCATCGGTTCAGGACGGCACGGTGAGTTACGACCCGGCCAATCGCGTGTTTTCCTACAGCGCTACGGCCTTCACCGCTTTCGGGCCGGTTTCCGTCTCCACGAGCCTGGGAAGCGCCGCGTCGATCGGGGGTAATGGATGATAAGGGAACGCGCCCGAAAGGCGCTAGGATTGGCAGCAAACGCTGGGAAACGACATCTTAGAGAAGTTTACGGAGAGAATTAGGGGATTATGGAAACGAGATTCAACATCTATCGACTCTTGTGCATTCCAACTGGGAAGGTATATATCGGTCAGACCGTGAAGACGATAGCCAAAAGATGGCGAGAGCACGTCTGCGCGGCAAAGCGTGGAAGCACTGCTCCGATCCATTGCGCCATTAGGGAGCATGGAGAAAACAGCTTTGAAGTTTCCAAAATATTCACAGCGTTCTCGCGTGAAAATGCTGACACCGCAGAAGAGATGTTGATCGCTCAGTATCAAGCGACAGATTCCGATCACGGATACAACATCAAAGCCTTCGGATGCGGAGCGCTTCCAGGAACCAAGATGTCGGAAGAAGCACGCAGAAAAATGTCGCTTGCATCGCGAGGAAAATCGAAATCAGCCGAGCATAGAGCAAACATAAGTCGCGGGCAGCGTGGGCGAAGGCACTCAGAAGAGACAAAACAGAAATTATCAAAAATTCTAACTGGCAAGAAACAGGGTGAGCGTTCAGCGGAAACCAGGGCGAATATCTCACGTGCTCTCATGGGGCATACGGGATGGAATAAAGGCAAGCAGCTTACACCAGAACATCTCGCCAATCTAACCGCTGCCCTACGATCACCGGAAGTCCGTGCTAAGTTATCTATCTCCCGTAAGGGAAACAAAAGTAGAACCGGACAGAAATTCTCGGAAGCTGAACGCGAAAAACATCGTCAAATAATGATGGGGAACACTTATAATCGCGGCAGGGTGCTTTCAGAGGAATGGCGGCGCAATATCTCTCTTAGCTTAATCGGGAATAAGTTCTGCCTCGGTCGTAAACTTTCCCCCGAGCATCGTGCCAACATAAGCGCTGCTCACAGAGGAAAGAAACATTCGAAACAATGGCGAGAGCGACTATCTCGGTCTCTGAAAGGGCATAGTGTTTCGCAAGAGACGCGAGACAAGATTGCGGCAGCGCAGAGAACATATCAACAGCGCCGAAGAGAAGGGAGCATACAAGCGTGAGCTATTTTGCTCCATACGTGGACAGTTCTGGCCTTCACATTCCGTCCTATTCGGATATTCTTGCAGACAACCTTTCTGGCTTTCAATCGTCGTTTGGTCAAAATCAGTACGTCGGTATAGATTCAGCAATATATCAACTTTTATCAATAATAAGCCTGAAGCACTATGACACCTTCCAAGGCGTGCAGCTCGCATACAACCAGTCGTCCCCCGCCACGGCGGTGGGCTCGGGGCTCGACCGCACAGTGAAGATGAACGGGCTCGAGCGGCTGCCATACACATTCTCGACTGCTGCCCTCACCCTCACGGGCACATCAGGGACGCTCATCGTGAACGGCTATGCGCAGGATACCTCCGGTAACCAGTGGGCGCTGCCGGCGAGCGTTACCATACCGATCGGCGGGAGCA